CCAGCATCAAGCGGCGCCACGAGCAAACGGGCCGGATCGGCTGCAGCGGCGCAGAGCGCGCCGACATGCTGCAACTGGCGGATATCTACGAGCAGCTGCTGGTAGCGCTGCCGCGCCGCACATGGCACGATGCCTATGAGCGGGCCATCCGGCAGCCAAAAATGAGGGTCGCAGCATGAGCGCCCCAGAAATCGTAACCCTCTCCAACGGCGACGCTGTGCCGGGCAATAGCCTGGTGTGGCTGGAGGAGTGCCGCGCCCGCCAGCGCCACGTCGACACGCTGATGCACATCGGCAACCGCCAGGCGCGGGCCGACTACATCACGCAGGTCGCCCACCGCGAGGGCCAGGAGAGCGCGCGCCGGCTGCGTGATCGGTTTGCGGCGGTGTGGGAGCAGCGGCGCGCTGCAGATGAGGCGCTGCGGCAAAAACAGGGGGCAGCATGATGCGCATGATCCAGATGATTGCCGCAGCATTGATAGCGGCGGCGCCGGGCGCCCAGGCTGCCGACTCATGGACAGGCGCCGACAAGGGCAAACACGCCGCTGCAGGCGCATGGGTTGCCGGCAGCGTGCTGCAGATGAGTGGTGATGCCCGCCTGGCCCTGTTTTCTGGCGCTGCTGCTGGCATCAGCAAGGAGCTGTCCGACATGGGCCAGCCCGGGCATGTGCCGTCGTACCGTGATGCAGCCGTGACTATTGCCGGTGCGCTCATCGCTGTGCATGCACCCGGCCTGATCATCACCCCCCTGTCGGTATCCTACCGGGTGGTTTGGTGATGGTTGTCCTGGTGCTGCCATACCCACCAACGGCCAATACCATCTGGCGCAGGGTGGGCGGCATGACGCTACTGAGTGCCAAGGCCCGCGCCTACCGGGCCAGTGTCGCATCAGCGTTGATCGGCCAAGGTGTGCCCGCCATGGCTGGCCGCCTGTCCGTGCGGATCGAGGTGCATGCGCCCGATAGGCGTGCTCGCGACCTGGACAACATCCCCAAAGCGGCGCTCGACGCCCTTACGCATGCCGGCATGTGGCGCGACGACAGCCAGATCGACGACCTACGGATCACACGGTGCAACACCATCACTGGTGGCGCGCTGCGGGTCTACGTGGAGGAGCTGCCGGGCTGATTCGCCCATCGGCTGCTATGTTGCGATGTGTAAATGGCGCACAAATACCTTGACCTGGCAGAGTTAAAGGCGTGCATTTACACCCATGGACAGAGCGGTTCTGTTCAGCAACTAAAGGGGATCGAAATGGCCTGGAACACACTGACATACGCCTGCGGCCACACCGAGCAGGTGCAGCTCTACGGCCACCACTCTGGCCGTGAGCGCACCATCGCCGCCGCCCTGGGCCACGACTGCCCAGCGTGCCGCGCCGCCAAGGCGCAAGCTGCCGCCGCTGAATCCGGGCTGGTCGCCCTGACCGGCTCCGACAAGCAAATCGGCTGGGCCGGAGAAATCCGCGCCCGCCTGATCCTGGCGGTCGACGCCATGATCGCCAAGGCACATGCAAACTTCGCGGCCCTGCCGGCCGAAAAGCAGCCGGCCATGGCCGCGCAGCTTGCCGGCCTCGAAGCTGCGGCCAAGAAGGCCAAGAGCCAGGCCCGCGCCGGCTGGTGGATCGACCAAAAAAACCATGATGGCCGCACCCTACTGCTGGCCATCGTGGCTGGCCAAGCCTAATCAGGAGGTGCGAGTGATAGCGCCGAAACAACCAAAGCGCCCGGCGGGCCGGCCACCACTCCCCGCAGACGCCAGGCGCACCGGGCGCCTGCCGTTCCGCGTGTTGCCGGATGTCGCGGAAAAGGCGAAGCGCCTGGGGCGCGCTTGGGTCGAGAAGATAATCAGAGAGGCGGCAGAAAATGGCTGACATCTTCAAGCCGCGCAACGTGGCAGGCGTGAAGCAGGCGCTGGAAGGGATATTGTGAAGTCCGGCAGCTTCGTCGTATTCAGCCGGCGCGTGGTGCTGGTGAATGAAAACGGCCATGTGATCGGCGAGGATCATCACCGGGCCAAGCTGAGCAATGCGCAGGTGGAGGATCTGCTGTCGATGCGTGACCAGGGCGTGAAGTACGTTGACATTGCGAAGGCCTTCGGCATCAGCAAGACGGCCGTGGCCTACATCGTGACGTTCAGGCGCCGGGCGCAGACAGCAATGGGGCAGAAGACGTTGGTGAAGAAGGTGAGGGCCTGATGATGGGGTGGGGAGATGAGCGAGGATTCACGCCTATCCGCGTGAGACTGGAAATCCCGAAGGGCTGCGTAATGCCAGCCGGCGATTACGTTGGCTACGCAGGATGCGCCGGAGACTTGATTTGCCCAGCCGGGACCGGCGGTGCATGGGTCGCCTTTGATGGTTGCGGAAAACATCAGTACATTGGCTGCCCGATCCATTTTCTGCAGCGTATCGATGGGGGTGGGTGATGGCTCGGCCGGCTAAGCTCAGCCCGATGCAGCGCGAGGAGGTGTCGCGCCGGCTCGCAGCTGGGGAGGGCGTCCGCGCACTGGCGAGAGAGTACGGCGTCGGGCCGGCGACCATCATGCGGGTGAGTGTTGCGGAACAACCGGAACAAGTCCGCGCTGTTGCGAAACAGGTTGCGGACGCTCAGACAGCCCTGGCCGCCCTGCCGGTCCAGCAGCAGTACATGGCCGTCAGCCTGGCCGAGCGTCTGCGCAACATCAGCGCGAGCCTGGCCAGCGCCGCAGAACTGGGCAGCGCCACAGCGCACCGGCTGCATGCGCTCGCTAACAGTGAGGTGGCCAAGGTGGACGACGCCGAACCCATGGCATCGCTCGACAGCCTGCGAAACGTCGGCGTGCTGACCAAGCTCGCCAACGAGTCCAGCCACATCGCGCTGAACCTGCTGGCGTCGAACAAGGAGCGCATGGCGCAGCAGGACGAGGCCGGCGAGGACACAGCGGCCATCCTCATGAGGGCGAGGGGGCGCAGTGGCAAGCAACCGGTTTGAGAGAGAGTTGGCTGAGGACCTGGCCGGCTTCTACGCCGACCCACTGGGCTTTGTGCTGTACGCCTTCCCCTGGGACTCTGACCGAGGCCTGCAACTGGTGAAGTTGTCCGAACCATGGGCCACCCGCTACGGTTGCGAGTTCGGGCCGGATGAGTGGGCGTGCGAGTTCTTGGATGCGCTGGGGCGTGATGTCGAGGCGCGGGCGTTCAACGGAAGTGCAGCGGTGGAGCCCCTGCAGTACGCGGTGAGCAGCGGGCATGGCATCGGCAAATCGGCCATGGCCGCGTGGCTGACGCTGTGGATCATGAGCACCAGGCCGCACAGCAAGGGCGTGGTGACGGCCAACACGGGCGAGCAGCTGAGCAGCAAGACCTGGGCAGGCGTGGCTGCATGGCTGTCGCGCGCCATCAATCGGCACTGGTTCGCCATCACGACCGGCAAGGGTGCCATGAAGTTGGTGCACAAGGAACACCCGGAGTCGTGGCGGGTGGATGCTCAGACCAGCCGCGAGGAAAACAGCGAGTCGTTTGCTGGCCTGCACGCAGCAAACAGCACGCCCTGGTATCTGTTCGATGAGGCCTCAGCCATCCCGGCCAAGATTTGGGAGGTGGCAGAGGGCGGCAAGACGGACGGCGAGCCGATGCACTTCGCTTTCGGCAACCCGACCCGCAACACCGGCAGCTTCGCCGAGTGTTTCGGCAAGCAGCGGCACCGGTGGAACACCCGGCAGATCGACAGTCGCACGGTCAAGATCACGAACAAGGGGCTGATCGCCCAGTGGGTGGCTGACTACGGCGAGGACAGCGATTTCGTGCGGGTGCGGGTGCGTGGCGTCTTCCCGCGCGCCAGCACGCTGCAGTTCATCCCGCGCGACCTGGTCGACGGCGCCATGGCGCGCGATGTACAGACAGAGCGCTGGATCGGCCGAACTGCCGCCGTGGGCGTGGATGTGGCTCGGTTCGGGGACGACCAGTCGGTGATCTTCACCCGGGTGGGACGCGACGGGAAGTCGATCCCGCCGAGGAGATTTCGCGGCCTGGACACCATGCAACTGGCGGCACGTATCGCCGAGCACGTCAACCATCTGCGCGGGCAGCTCGGGCTGCAGTTCGTGCTGTTCATCGACGGTGGCGGCGTGGGGGGCGGGGTGGTCGACAGGCTGCGGCAGCTCAACATCGACTGCATCGAGGTGCAGTTCGGCGGCAAGCCAGCTGACTCGCGAAAGTACGCCAACAAGCGCGCCGAGATGTGGGGCGCCATGAAGGCGTGGCTGGAGATCGGCGCGCTACCCAAAGACGAGGCACTGGCCACGGATCTGACGGCGGTCGAGTACGGATTCAGGCCCGATGACTCGATCCTGCTCGAAAGCAAGGAGAGCATGAAGAAACGTGGGCTGGCCAGTCCTGACGATGGCGACGCCCTGGCATGCACCTTTGCCCAGCCGGTGCCAGAGTACGCGCCGCAGCAGCAGAGCAGCACAGGCAGGCCAGGCGCTCGGCGCGAACACGACCCCTATGCCAATCTGACCTGATCGGTTCACTTAGCGCGGCGCGTGCGAGTGAGCATGCGCCCCATGCTGCCAACGCCAACTGACCACGATCTGCCGCTGACGGCGCCGGATCACCCCGCGCTGGCCCTGCTGCCCGATGCGCCGACAGAGCAGGACATCGAGCGCTTTGCTGACCTGCTGCTGCGCCTGGAAGGCGAGCACGGCATGGTCGACTTGAGCACGCGCGAGCATCTGTCTGGCGACGTGTACGGGCGCAGCGTGGTGATTGCGGCCGGCACGTTCCTGGTTGGCGCGCCACACCTGGCGCCCGGGCTGGCGGTGTGCGTGGGCGACATCACGGTATGGCACGCGGGCGCCCGTCAGCGCCTGACCGGGGCGCACATCCTGGCCACAAACCCCGGCGGCTATAGGGTGGGCTTCGCCCATTCCGACACCACGTGGCTGACGGTGCACGCCCGGCCTGCGGGCGCCGAAACCAGCGAGCAGATCGAGGACGCCATGGTGGCGGGCGCCGACAGGCTCATGACGCGCCGAGCGGCGCAAGGGGTGCATTGATATGTCGTTTGGCCTGAGTGCTGCAGCCTGGACAGCTATTGCCGCGACCACGGCTGCAGCTGCGACTATCCACAGCGCCGACCAGCAGCGCAGTTCGTCCAACCGTGCGCTTGACGTGCAGAAGGCCAACGCCAAGCGCACGCAGCTACTGGCTGACGAGGCCA